GAGTTTGGTGAGGCTCGCGAAGCCGATCTGTTCGATGCCGATGCTGCCGCCGTTGAAGTTGCCGACGTGCCACATCTCTTCCTCGAACCCGAACGCGCTCATGCCGGTGTTGCCGTCCTTGTCGATCACGAGGTGCGCTCCGTATTCGAGGCCCTGTCCGGCCCAGAAGTCGTAGATGCCTTTGACGTCGGTGATGCCGGCGGTGTCGTGGGATTCGGTGTCGTGCAGGACGACGCGCTTGATGCTCATCCCGCCGTGCGTGATCGCGTTGTGCGCGAGGTATTGGACGCTCGGTTCTCTCATTTGCCGCTTGATAGCGATGGCCATGCTGCTCCTTTCGTGGTCACTCACGAAGGTCGGGGTGGGTAGGATTTGAGGCGGGGTCGTCGTGGTCACTCGCGGCGGCCCTACGTGCCTGGGTCGGTGCGGCGCTGCGGCCGGTTGAGGCTGGCCGCGACGATCGCTTGCAGGTCGCCCTGCATCCCGACGACACGCTCGAGCGTCTCCGCCGTCTGGTGCGCGATCTCCATCGCCGCGGTGTGGTTATCGTCCTGCCGGCGCATCAGTTCGGTCGTGTCCGGGCGGGCGCGTAACTCGGCGATGACCTTCTCGCGTTCCATCGTCTCGAGCTCACGCTTGTGGATGTCCTCTTTCAGCGCTTCTTGTGCTTCGAGGAGCGATTCGCGTTCGCCGCGGAGTTCGGCGTTGTCGGCGCGCAGCTCCTCGTTCATCGTTTTGAGCATGTCGCGCGCTTCGCTGCCGGTCGACGTGTACCGCAACCCGAACCCGGCGATCAGGACGAGGGTGCCGATGATCGCGAGGCTGCCGCCGCTGACGCTTGACCAGTCGATGCCGAGCACGACAGGGACGGCCAGGAGCGGGACGATGAACGGGTTCATAGCTGCCCTGCCCTGTCCGGTTGCTTCTGGCTAGAAAAGGATTCGGTGCCGAGTCTTCAGGCTGCGATACGCGAGCCGCCCATGCGCCGTCTCGCGCGAGATTTGGCCTGGTGGTTGGGCGAGAGTGAGTTCGACGTACTCCGGGCCCGTGTCGGATTCGCCCCACCATTCGACGTGGGTGGCGTAGCCGGCTGAGAGGTTGAGGCCGCTGGTGGCGACGCCGTTGATCTGGAGGCTGCCCGGCCTGATGGTGGCGAGGCGCGCGATAACGCAGCCCTGTTTCAAGATCGCGTAGCGGCTCGCGCCGTCGTTCGTGATTGTGATCACCGCGCTCGCGACGGGGAGTCTGCGCTGCGCGAGGTATTGGGCGGCTTGGCTCGTCGGTGTCTGGTTATCGCCCACCGACGGCTGGATGGTGTAGTCCTCTCGGCGCTGGTAGCCCTGCGAAAAGGCGTAGTTCTTCTGGCTCGCATCTTGGACGACGACGCTCTGCTGCCTGCCCTTGATCGTCTGATAGTTGGTGTAGACGTAGCTGACGAGGGGTTGGACGTCCGTCGTCGGCGTGACCTGCGCGCCTTCCTGCGTCTGCACCGTGTAGTCCGGGTTCGTCGTCGGGTCGCTGAACGCCTGGTAGTAGAGCTGTGGCGGCGCGGCGAGCCAGAACGAGCCGACGTCGGGAACGGCCGGCGCCGATGCTGCGTACTGGTTGCCGGGCGCGTCATACCCTCCGCGGCCGTTATAGGGCAGGTAGAAGCCGACGTGGTTGCCGTCGATCCCGGCGAGCGCCGAGAGGATGTCGGTCGGTGACTGCCACTCAAGCGCCGAGAATCCCGATGTGGCGACGCCGCTGTTCGGTGCCGTCCCGGTTCCCGTTGTCGGGTCTAGCCCCCACGCATACGCATAACTGTTCGTGTCGGTCGCACCCGCCGCGACCTTGCTCGGCCAGAACTCGGGCGGCGTGTCGAGTTGTTCGCTCAGATAGGTGGAGCTCGTAGTGACGCTGTTCGGGCTTCGGATCGACAGGACATCGCGGGCGAGGACGCCCGTGTCCAACGGTGCCACAACGCCGCCGCTGACCGACGGGAAGAGGCTTTCCCTGGTCGACACTCGGATCCGGTCGAGCGTCGCGTAGTGGTCCGCGCCGAGAGTGCCGCCAGCGGTGAAGATGTATTGGAACCGGAGACACCGATACCCCGATTCGCTGCCCCATGCGACGCCGCCCTGGTTCGTGCCGTTCAGGTTCGTCGCGCCCTGCCGCGTGCTCGGCCCGGTCGCGCCCGTGTCGTAGAGGAGATCACCAGTCGCGGCGGCGGCGGTGGCCTTGCCGATGACGCGGAGCCGGACGGTAGTGCCCATCCCAACTTGGTCGCTGATGTTGAACTCGAACGCCGTGATCAGCTTCCCGTCCGAGACGCCTGCCGGTTCATCAAACAGGAGGTAGTCGACGCTGATCCGGTCAGAAGCGGCGACGACGGTGCCGCTCGGGATGCTGAACGTGACGGTGCCGTCGCTGTTGACGTTCGCCTGGCCGGCCTTGTTCTCGTTCGCGCCCGTGCCGCGCGACAGGAGGCTCATGTCCCACAGGTCCCATACTTCGCGGGTCCGGGTGCGGCTCAGGACCGTCCACATGCCGGAGATGTTCATCTGGCAGTCACCCGTCGACGTCCATACGGGCTGTTCGGCGTAGCCGTAGAAGATGGGTTCGCCGCCGTCGAACATCCACACGACCGCGCCGTAGCGGAGCAGTGGACGCCACCTGGCGGCTTCTTCGGCGGGGATCGTGAAGTCGGCGCTGATGAGGCCGCCGACGGCGTCCTTCACGATGTGCGGGTTGAGGATGCCGCGGACCCTTGCCGTCGCGACCTGCGGGTTGAGGCGCTGCAAGACCGCCTGGTCGCCGCGAAGCGCCGACCCGGCCAGGGCGCCGACCGACCGCGCGTCGCCGATGATCGCCGTATACGCAGCCATCAGACCGGAGCCAACCCGATATACCTGGGCACAACCTCAGCCCACGCCTTCACGAGCGAATAGGTGACGTCGCCGGACGTGTTCGCCAAAGTCTGGTCGCTGGCCCAGATCGCGTACTGCGTCGTCCCCCTACTCCGGATATGCGCACCCGACACGAGCACCGTCTGCGGAGCGCCGTCGGCGTTGTTGAACAAGAGGTCGGATTCGATGCGGATCGGCGTGTTCGCGGCCGGCTGTGTGATCGGCCACTCAGCGATGAGCGAGCTCGCGTCTGGGAGGAAGATCATCGAGTCGAACGCGCAGGTGAGCGCGTTCGCGTGGACGTTCGCGTCCTGCACCTGGATCGACACCGTCGTACTCCCGCTAAACGCGACTGACCCCGACGGGCCGGGCGGGAACAAGAAGGCGCCCATATCCATCACCTGCAAGAAATGCGTCGTCGTCCCGTTACCAGCCGCCGCCGGAACGCTCACCCAATCCCCATACGACGTGACGCCGCCGGCCGCGACAGCGAGCCGCATCTGGTACAAGCCGCGCCTAGCCGCGAGCACCTGAAAGTCGTCGGCCAACAGGAGGCACCGGATCGGCACTCCGGTCGGGAAGTCCGCCGTCGTGAACGTCTTCTTGTACGCCTCCTCGACTGTTCCCTGCGCCGCCGCGATATACCCCGGCGCCGCGCCGCCCTTGTACTTCGCGTTCGACTGCGCCGCCCTGGTGCCTGCGCCAGACCCGGCTGACCAGCTGGTGATGTCGCTCGTCACCGTCCATGACGAGTTCCCCGCGATACACCCAACCGTGACCGCGCCAGCTGTGTCCGCTGTCAACTGGAAAATGACGGTCACGTCGGCGAGCACGTCGCCCTCTGACCCGGCGGGGATCGTCACGGTGAACGCGCCGGGGCCAGCGGCGGCGGCGAAGAGCGGCGCGCCGCTCGACCCATAGGTCTGTTTCGCGCCGTAGCCGAACGGGAGGCAGAAGATCTGTACCTGCGCGTCGCGGACGCGGTTCAGGTTGTCCTCCATCTGGCTGTAGTAATGGAACGTGTCGCCGCCGATCACCTTGAACGTCGTCGTCTTCGTCGACCCGCCCGGCGTGACGACGAGGTCGAGCGGCTGGAAACGGCTCGCTTTCGCGAAGGCGTAGTTCAGATTCGAGATCGTCGTGTCGAGGTTGTCCTTCGACGAGCCCAACATCCGGACGGGGAGGAGGATGGTGCGCACAGCGCGGGTGGCGGCGAGGACGCCGTCGATGTCCTCGATCCGATACGCGCCGGTGTTGATGATGTCCTGGATCGCCTGGCCGCCCCAGTCGACGCCCTGCACCTGCTGGTTCGCCTCCTGCGTGAACAGTCCAGTCGCTGACCCTTGGTTGTTGAGTTGGATGTTCAGTCCGGTGGGGTCGAGGACGATGCTCGGCGCGGCCACTACTGGCCTCCAGCGAGGATATGGTTCTGCCGGCCAATCTCGCGGCTGATCTCGCGCACCTGCCGGCGGGACGCGGCGTCGCTACCCATGCCGCTCAGATGGAAGTGGTTGACCTGCATGACCTGCGCGCCGCCACTGCCGGGGTGAGACCCTGCGCCGCGGCCACTGCCGGCGCCCGGATTGCTCGACGGGTTCGACCCGCCACCGATCAACCCGCCCAGAGATGTGAGCCAACCCGGCGGACTCGGCCAGTTGATGTTCAAGGTGAGGGCGTGGGAGAAGAAGTCGGCGATCTTCTGCAGCCAACCCCAGAACGTCTTCGCTGCACCGACCACAGCCTGGATAGCCACGCCGACGGCGCTCCACAGGCCGGGGATCCGCCTGATCACGCTGATGATCCGCGTCACGATGAACGTGTACAGCGCCGCGATCGGGCCGCTCGTGACCAGCGCGATCACCGGCCCCCACTTGTAGAACTCCTTCGCGACCGCCACGGCCGCGCGCAGGAGTTGCACGCCGACCGTCTTCACGGCGTCCTCGAGTACCTGGACGAGGAACTTGCCGACCCGTTGAGACGCGCCGCTGCCGATGAACCCCTGCAGGATGTCATGGCCGATCTCGGTGCCCTGCTTCGTGAAGTGGTGCCGGTTGAACCAGTCGATCAGCGGCTGGAACAGGCCGTTCACCTGCGTCGTCGTCATCGGACCGAGAAACCGGCCGATATGGATCTGGTGCGTCTTCGTGTAGCCGAACAGGAACCGCTCGAGTTGGTTGAACAGCCCGCTGACAGCACTCGAGATCTCGTTACCGCCCTTCCCCGTCCCGAACGCGATCTGGAACGCGAGGCGAAGCGGACGAGCCACCAAGTGGCCGACCTGCTCGAGGAACTTCGTTACCGCCTGCATGCCGGTGGTCGCGAGGCTCTGGAACGCCTCCTTCAGCGGCAGCTTCGCGATCTGGTTCAGGTAGGTGAGCGCGTCATGCGCCGAGTTGATCAGGAACCGGAACACGGGCATGAAGTCCTGCACGAGCGTCTTCGTGAGATTGTCGAACTGGTGCTTGAGCACTCCCAGCTGGCCGCTGAGCGCGCCGCCGCCGCCGAACGCGCTTTTCGCGGCGATCAGGAACGCGCCGCCGAGGCCGCCGAGCAGCCCGGCGACGAGGGTGACGGGGGCGACGAGGTCAGCGAGGATCGCGATCAGCGTCCCGACCGCGTCCGCGAGCGCGACGACCGCTACCGCCGCGCCGATCGCGACGGCCGGCAATGCGACGAGCGGCACCTGGAACCCGCCGAGCAGCGGCACGCTCTGCATCAGGACATTGTTCAGCCCGGTGAGAGAGTCGGAGAAGAATGCGTTCGACGCGGCGGCCTCATCCGTCTTCGCCGCGTTCTCCTCCGAAGCGTCTCCGAGGTCGCTCACGGCGTGCTTTGCGAGGTCGAGTTTCAGCAGCGTGTCGCCGAGTTCGGCGGTCACGATGATCGCGATGTCATTCGCCACTGCCGTTCACCTCCTCGAAGTGCTGCCACGACGTGTAACCGTCGGGCGGCGGAGCCACCTGAAGCGCCGGGTCATAGTCGGGGTCATCCAGCCCGAACCCGACAGGGACGCCGTCGTCCCATCGTTTCGAGCCGCGGATGACGCCCTCCAGCTCGAGCACCCGCTCGCACAACCATCCCATCGACCACGCGACCGGCCACCCGTCAACCTCGTCAGGCATCTTCCCGTAGCGCGCCCAGACGGCGTAGACCCGTTGGGCGCCTAGGCTGGGGGGTCGCCGACGGCCTCCTGCTGCAGGTGCTTCGCGATCTGCATCACCCACGAGAACGGCAGGCCAGCGTTCTCCCATAGGCTCGTGATCGTCACCGCGCCGTTCGTTGAGCGGAGCATCGAATCGCAGAACTCGGGCACGAGCTTCGCGAGTTCGTCCACGTCCTGCGTCTCGTCGAGCGTCCGCGCCCGCTTCTGGTAAGCGGCGAGCCCTTCAAACCGCTTCTTGTCGAGTGGTAGCACCTCGAACTCGTGGCTGTGCGTCGCGCCGTCGTCGTCGGTGAAGTTGACGGTCACCTTCGGCCGCTGCTGGGTGAGGTTCAGGTCGCCCATCAGCCGACGTTCGAGTAGGCGGAGATGCCGTTACAGAGGGTGATGGTGTAGCTAGGAGTGCCACCCGACGAGCGGCCGAAGTCGACGGTGAACGTGCCGCCGTGCCGGATCTTGTGCTGCAGCGATTCGGCGTTCACCTGGCTGTAGATCGCGTTCCCTTCGATGAACAGCTTGTACGGGTATGAGCCGGTGATGAACTGGGTGTGCACCCATGACTGTTTCACCGTGAAGCCCGTCCCCGCGACGAGGCCGGCGATGTCGGCGGTGCTGAGGTTGCGGATGTCGACGGTCGCGGTCAGGTTCAGGCCGGTGCCGGTGCGGTCGACCGCGTCGGGGTAGCGGCTGCCCGACAGCGTCCGGTCATACGACACGGGGTTGGCGAGCGAGAACGTGAACCCGCTGTGCGTCCCCGTGCTGGCGAGCCACGTCGCGGGCTGCACCATCATCGACCGCAGGAACGGCTTCACCGTCAGCGCGTCATACGTCGGGGTAAGCGCCGGGTCGGCCTGCTGCACGCTGTAGAGGGCGTGGCCGGTCGCGTTCATCAGCGCGACCTCGCCGTTGTAGCTCACCTGGAGCTGCTCGACGACACACCCCTTCTGCATCAGGAATACTGACTGGTCGGGGTAGGTGACCTGCATCTGCAGGCTCCTGACCGGGCCGTTGTTGGTGCCGGCCGTCCACACCCAGCGGTTCGTGGATACCGGCATGACGACGCTGGCCGGGTCGGTGATCACGCCGTTCCCGGCCGTGAACACGCCGGCGCCATGGCACCCCCACATCAATAGGCCGAACAGGTTCGGGTAGAGACGCAGGTTCGCGCTCCACGGCTGGGTGTCATAGCCGACGACGTCCTGTTGCACGTTGTCGGTGACGCCGCGCAACTCGTCGGTGCGGTCGTCGAGCAGCAGCGGGATGTCCCACTGCCGCTGCTGGTATGGGTGGTAGAACACGGTCGACGAGACTGGCGACGGGTTCAGCTCGCCGTTCGGCGTCGTCTCGACCGCCAGCTGCACGTAACCGCCTGCGACGGCCATCAGTCACCACCATCCTTCACGTCTTTGACGATGAGCGGGGCGCCGGTCTCTTTGATCAGCGCCTCGAGGTCTTTGCGGGTGTGCGACGTGTCGGCGAGCCGGCACGGGACGACGAGGCCGAGGTCGGGCACGTCCTGCTCGCTGCCGCTCGTGACCAGGTCAGGGTCGGGGAGGATCCACAGCATCGGCTGCTCCTAGAGGCTCGAGATGATGAAGGTGCGAAGGGTGACTTCGGACAGCCATAGCGGCGCGTGTTCCTCGTCCAGGATGAACGGGACGATCAGGGGCACGCGCGACGAGTCGACCGCTCCGGGGCCGTTCGGGTCGATCAGCCGGTTGCCGTTGAAAGCGTCGAGGAACCGGCCGGCGAGGATGTCGTCCAACTCTTGCGCTTCGACGACCGTCTGGAACGTCGCGTAGACGGTGACCGTCCACGTGACGAGGTGGTCATACCCGCCGAGTTGGGCGTCCGCCGCTTCGCCTTGCAGCGTGATGTCCTGTCCCTGGATCTCGCCACGCCCGATAGTTGCCAACGGCAAGTTGTTCACGCCCTCGACGTAGTCGACGTGCCGCGTGACTTTCACGATCTCGGGGATGCCCGACTTGATCACCTGGGCGATGCCGCTGCGGACGGCGGCGAGGTTGAGGCTGGTAGTGACAGTCATGACAGGCCCGCCGCGCGCAGCGCCTCGTCGATCACAGACTCGTAGATGTCGCTGACCTCGCCGTCGAGAACGAGGCTCGCCCGCTCGAAGAAGAACTGCGCCTCGACCATGCCGGTCGGCTGGCCGTCACGCTTGTGCCGTTCGCCGGTGCCTTGGTCCTGCCAGATCGTGATGTGGCGGTGCGGGCCGCTCGGATAGATCTTCGTTGTCGAGACGGTGCCGGTGCTACGCACAGAGGATCTGATCCCCGCTTTGCTCAGGCCGGTCTTGACGGGCGCGCCCGCGCGGGCGAGCGTTCGCCCCCGAGAACCCACGCGGCGCGCGCCCTTCCTGAAAGCCTTCTTCGCGCCGACGGCGGTGAACAACTCGAACCGACTCTGGAGGCCGAACGTCTCGACGTGTGTGTGGACGCTCGCCACTAGCAGAACACCGTGATCGTCTTGAAGGCGTCGAGGTGCGTCTTCACGCTGTTCGGCAGGTCGGCGGGGAACAGCTGCGACTGGGCGGCGAGTTCCCCCTGGATCGACTGGCCGCTCTTCACCTGGTAGCCCATCCGGAACCATGTCTTCACCGTCTCGACGCAGTCGCGGATGACGATGTCGGGCACCGCTGCCCATCCCCACGTCCCGGTCACGTCAGCGGTAACCGCGATGCCTGGCAGGCTCGCCGACGCGATCACGTACCCGGTGATGTTCAGGCCGGTGTAGACGCCGTCCCACCGTTCGACGGGGACGGGCTGGTACATCGTCAGGTCGAGCGTCGTCGTCGACCCGGGCGCCTGGCTGTTGATCACCACGCTGGTGACGGTCTGCGCGTCGTAGCGGCCGAAGTCGACGTAGCCGGCGTCGGCGCCCCACACCTTGTAAGGCGCGACGGGGAACGTGCGCGTCGCCGGGTTCGTCGCCGTCGTTCGGAACTCGCGTTCGCTGTAGCGCATCGCGAGGTCGCTGAAGGCGTTGATCAGGAAGCGGAGGTTGTCGTCCTGCGACGAGTCGGTCGGGGCGATGCCGCTGCCCTGCTGCTTCACTTTCGCCTCGGTCGTGAACGCCCACGGCTCGAGCACGGTGACGATCGCGTCGGTCATTAGTACCCCACCTTCACGTCGAAGAGGCCGGCGTCGACGTGTTGCGGCTTCGAGTTCGCGTCGACCAGGATCCACTGGCCGACGTACCGGCCCGGGGTCGCGCCTGACAGGTCGAGCGCGCCGAGTGCGTAGGTGACGCCGCCGCTGGTGCGCGGGTTCACGAACGCGCCGGCGGCTTTGAACAGCGTCGTCGTGCCGTAGGCGTAGGCCAGCGCGAACGTGACGGACAGGTAGCCGGTCAGGTCCATGACGTTCCCGTTTCCGTCCTTGACGGTCGTGGGTAGCGTCGGGTTCTGGTCGCCGACGTAGAGGGTGCTCGCGGCCACTGGTTAGAGCGCCCCGTTCGGGATCCGCGGCGGCTTCTGCAGTTCCTTCGCGATCGTTTGTGCCGCGGCGAGCGGTAGCTTCGTGATCCATGCATGGCCGCTCGGGTGGGCGATGCTGAGCACCTTCACCTGCGACCCGTCGGGCATGACCATGTCGCCGACGTTGATCTGGCCGCCGATGTGATGCTCGATCGGGCCGACCTGCGGCGTGGGCGTGGTCTGCGCGTCGCGCAGCATCCGCTGCACCGCAGCGTCTGTGAGGTTCGTCATCGGGTCCTCGCTCTCTCGGGGGTTAGAGGTTGACGATTCCGCTCGCGCCGACGCCGGGCTGTCCAGTCGCACCCGTAGCCGGGTCTGCGTCTGCGCCGACGCCGGGCTGTCCGGTCGCGCCGGCCGTGACGCCGTCCTGCGCGCCCACCTGCACGTAGCCGGTGAGCGCCGCCGTCACGATGTGCGCGCCGGTCACTACGGCGACGGTCGGTGTTGGGGCGCTCGCCGCAGCGGTCGCGGTCGCAGGCGAGAGACGCACCTGGATCCTGTTCCCGACAGTGCCAGGGATGGGAGCTGACGCGGTCGCCGTCGCGGCCGGCGGCGGGATGGAGATCTGTAGCGCAGGCGTCTTGGCAGAGGCCGCTGCTGTCGCGGCGGGCGGGTTGAAGGTGACTGCGATCGACGGGACGGGAGCGGACGCTGTAGCCGTCGCGCTTGGCGGGCTGACGACCTGGCCGGCGCTGACGATCGGGACGGGCGCTGTCGCGTTCGCTGTCGCGGCGGGCGGGTTGATCGTGACGCCGAGCCCCGGCGATGGCGCGGACGCGCTCGAGGTCGTGGCGGGAGGTGTGAAGCGGAGCGCAGGCGTCGGCGTCGGGGCTGTCGCGTTCGCTGTCGCAGCGGGCGGCGTGAACCCGATCGCGGGCGTCGGCGTGGCCGCGGACGCGCTCGCCGTGGCGGCGGGCGGGGAGAGCGTCACCTGCAGCGTTGGCGTTGGCGCGCTCGCGGCTGCGGTCGCTGCGGGCGCTGGGAGGGTGACGGTGATCGTCGGGACGGGCGCCGACGCACTCGCTGTCGCTGCTGGAGGGGATACGGTCTGGTTCGCCGCGACGCTCGGCGGCCGGTGGGCGATCAGGACAGCCATCTATCGCCATCCGACCAGCGGCTGAGTAGCCACAGGGATGGTCCGCGCGGTCGCGATGACGGGCCGGGGCGGCATCACAACGGCGGACGAAGCCTGGTGATAGGCGACGCCGCCAGCCGCGTAGGAGTTATCGACCGACCACGTGAACGTCACTGCCTGGCTCGTGCCAGCGACACCGGCGATGTACTGGAACAGTGACTCGTCCCACGAACTCGCGCCGACGATCGTGTTGCCGCCCGTCGCCGCTGTCGGCGTCGTCCACCCCGACCCAGCTGCGATCTGGCCGATCGTGCCGGTGCTGTTGTTGTACTGCGTAACGCTGACAACGAGATCGCCCGCCGTCAGGCCAGAGAGCGTGCCGACGGTGACCGGAGACGCAGGCGCCGGATTCCCGTTACCAGAGACGGCAGGCGAGTAGGCCCAGCTCGTCGACGCGAGGCCCGAGAACTCGAAGCACGACATCGTCTTGCGCGTAGACGCCAGCGACAGCGTCGCGGTGATCGTCGTCGCCGACGCGAGGCCGCTCGGGCAGTAGGCGGAGAAGATGCCCCACCCTTCTGTCGTTCCGGCCGCGCCGCTCGCCGTGCCGTCGACCTGGAACGTCGCGCCTGTCGCAGCGACGCTCGCGAGCGTCGTCGCGTTTGTGAGGCGGTTCGTGTAGAAGCCGATGATGTGGTTACCGGCGGCGACGGCGCCGTTCGTGGTGACGGCGATCGTTGTCGAGTTGACGGTGCTCGTACCGCCCGCGGCTTGGAGCGCCTTGACGAAGGCGACCGCCACTACGCACCGACGGTGACGTAGGCGTAGGCGAGGACGTTCACCGTCGACGCCGTGTTCACCCTGATCGCGAGCGACTTCACTGTCCCGCCGGACAGGTCCGTTTCCGGTTCGCGGCCTGGCAGGTACTGCTTCACGAACTGGCCGCCGAACTGGCTGACGAGATAGGGCTCGATCACCGTCAGCACCGTCGGTTCTGCCGTGTAGTTGTGCGCCACGGTGAACTGGGCAGTGATCGCACGGCCGGTCACCTGCACGACGGCCGGCGGCGACGCTCCAGCGGTGCCTGCGCCGGCCTGGGTGGACTGGCAAAGGTTGACCGTCGCCGACGCTGCGGCGGTACCGTCGAAGCTGATGCCCCACTCGATGATCTGGACAGGCTGGTTCGCGCCCGCGATGATGTTCAGGACGGTTTTCGCGCCAGTTGCTGCCGAGAAGACGGTGTTCTGGCAGACATAGATCGCGTCGGCCATCTACGTCACCGCCACGGTGATGATGCCCGAGGCGTTCCACGCGATCGTGATCGTCGCTCCCGACGGCGCGGTGACGGTGCCGCCGAACTGGACGAACGAGACGAGCGGCTTGTTCGACGCCGGCGACGAGTCATAGACGACCGCGGCGACCGCTGAGAGCGTGCCCGTCGACGTCCACACGGCGTTCCCGGCCGTCCAGCTCGTCGTCTGCGCGCTCGTCGTCGCCGGGCTCGTGAGCGCGACGCCGCCAGCGGTGTATCCGTTCGCCGTCGCGAGTTCGGTGAACGCGGCGTTGAACGGCGCGGCGTCGAAGTACTTGTGTGTCGCCGCATAGGTGTACGCCGTGTTCGTGAGGGCGCACTTGATCGCGTCCGAGTTGAGGTTCGCCTCTTTGTTCCAGGTCGTGGTCAGGACCATCGGATACATGTTGGCGGTGACGGCCACTAGCTCGACCCTCCGCTCGGCACGGGCGACTCGGCGTCGGCCGTGGCTGTCGGGACGCCGATCACGATGTTGCCGTTCGGGGTCTGGATGATCTCGCCCGGTTCGGGCTGCTCATCATCGGTTTCCGCCGCCCGGACGGGTGCAGGGTCTAGCGTCATGGATGGCCTCCTACTGGCCGGCTGTTTCGACGAGGATCCGCGTGTCGGCTGGCGACACTTGGTTGGCGGTCGCCGCGATCGCGAACAGCGTCCCGTTGATCCCTGCGGTGAGCGTCAGCACGCCGTTCGTCGGGACGGTGATCCCGTTCGCGGTGGTGACGGTGTTGTCGACGCCGATCGTGATCGCGTTCGGGCCGAGGTTCTGGATGACGACGGCGCTGCGCTGCGCCACGTTCGTGTTCGCGGCGAGGATCTGCGTGGCCGCCGTGGCGACTGCGACGTTCGCCATCGGTTACCGCTCCTCGCCTGCTGCGGCGCGCGGCCGCGTCTCCTTCTTGTGGCCGAGCGCGGCCAGCGCCTTCGCGGCGTTGTCGGCCTGCTCCTTGTCGCCACGGACCTTCGCGCCCTCGATCTCGCGCTCGAGGTCCTCCGTGTGACGCTCCATCGCCCACTCGGGATCCTCGTGGCCCTGCTCCGCGAAGAAGTTCTTCTTGTCCGCCATGTCGGCGTCCTCCGTTCGATGGTTGTGCGGGGCGAGCCGCGGGCCGCTGTCATAGCGGCCGCGGCTCGCCCCACGGTCAGATCGCCCAGTCGGCCTAGAAGGTCGGCGGGACGAGGCCGGTGCCGGTGATGGTGCCGCTCGCGGCGGGGTAGCGGCCCGCGGTGAACGCGGCGTACCCATATGCGACCAGCTGCACCTGCAGCGCGTTGCCGGCCTGCTGCTCGAACGCGAGCGTGACCGGGTCCTGCGGGCGCTCCCACAGGTGCACGACGCTCGAAGCCTGGACGATGATCACGTCCTGGTTCGTGCCGGCGCCCTGGTTCGTCGGGATGTTCGCGTCGGTGAACACGGGCAGCCCCTGGATACGGGTGCCGGTGTAGCCGTAGGTGGCGACGTCGCCGCCGTCCGCCATCGCGTTGAAGAACGGGCCGCCCGCGTCAGGGACGAGCAGCGGCCGGTTCTGCGAGTCGAGGCCGGCGCTGAAGAAGCCGTACCGGCGGGGGTGCATGATGATCTTGTCGGCGTTGATGCCGAGGCCGCCGACCGACGTCTGGATCTGCTGGATGACGTCGGCGAACTTCGGCCACACAGCCGCGACGGTCGCCGTCGAAACGGCGCTCGTCGAGATGCCTGACGTGTTCAGAACGCCGAGGATCTGGCCGGACGAGCCCGACCCCGAGATGCACTGCGTGTCGAGCGCAGCAGCGTACCGCGCGCCGAGATCCTCCATCAGGATCGGCTCGCTGTACTGGGCCCGCTCCAGCGTCTGACGGGACACCGGTGAGTAGCCGCCGACGGTGCGCACAGGCACGGTCAGGTCGACCTCGACCGGATCCTGCGTGGTCAGCGTCGTGGACTCTGACGCCTGCACGCCGGCCGCGAGGCCCGTCGTGAACCGCGGCACGATCACCGACATGCCCTCGTCGGGCAGGTCCTCGTGCTGCGCCGCGTTCGCGTAGACGCGGCCGTTCCGCAGCGCCTTCGCGTAGCGGTCGACGAGGTACTGCGGCGGGATCGCGCCGCCCAGCGTTGCCGTGGCGACGGCGCGCTGCTCGCCGGCCTCCTTCTCGATCCGCCCGAGCTCGTGCATCTGGTGCCGCGAGAGGCGGTCGGCCGCGGCCGAGTCGTGCCGCATGTCGCGCATGTACAGGTCTCGCAGGAACCCGCGCTGCCGCGGGGTGTCCTTCGTGTACAGGTCGGGCTCGTTGACGCTGATCCGCGTCTCAGATGTGACCTCCAGCGGCTTGTACTTCTCGCGGGCGCGTGCCCGCGACTCGGCGGTGTCGAGATCCGCCTTGCACCGCTCCGCCGCCTCTTCGGCCGCGCCGACCTCTGCGTCGAGCGGCTCGAAGTAGCCGGCGTCTGCGTCTTCCGGCGCGTCGTCGATCTGACGCAGCGCCTCCTGAACGCGCTCCGCCGCCTCGTTGTAGGCAGTGCGGAGCTCGTCGATGGTCTTCGCGGCCATCGTCGTCCTTTCGGTTTAGCGGGTGGGGTAGCGCATCGCTGCGAGCCGAGCCCGCGCGTGCGCCTTCTTGCGCGCCACGAGTGCGCGCTGCGCGTCACCCCCATCCGGGGCGATGACGCTCCCACCCACCAGATCCGAGGCTGGTGCGATGGCAGTGAGGCCCGACGCATCGCCGAACAACTCGGCGGCGTCGCGACCGAGATACGCAGCGGCCGACCGGACGGCGACGCTGGTATCCGGGTAGGCGCCTGCAGGCGTGATCGTCACGTCGAACAGGCGGCCGATCTGGCGGATCGTGCGCAGCGTGTCGCTGCGACCATCCTCAAGTTCTCCATGCTCGAACGTCTCGCCGTCGGGCGGGACGGTGAACCCGAACGACATCTGGTCGACGACGCCGGCGCGCATCTGCTCAACTAGGTCGCGGGCGTAACTCACGCGCGGGTTCAGCTTCGCGTGCATACGCAGACCGTGGTCGTCCTGGTTGAGGTCGAGGGCGCCGGGGCCGCGGACGCCGGTGCGAGCGAGCGGATAGTTCAGGTCATGGCCGATCAGCAGGTGAACGTCGGGGCGGCTGGCGAGGACGGCGCCGAACGCGCCCGGCTCGATCCGCTCGCGCAGTCGCACGTGACGGCCGTCGCGGAGCGTCGTCTCGCTGTTAAACACGGCGGCGTAGCCCGTGACCGTGTACCAGTCGCCGCCCGTGTGACCGTCCGGCCCGTTATCGCCGGGCGGATCGCGGAGCTCGACCTCGGTGAGTTGGACGACGCGCCGCTCGACCGCGTCGTCAGCTGCACGCATCCCGCCCTTCCACGAGTCAGGGATCATGTCCATCCGGCCGAGCGCCTTCGCGCGCTTCACGATGAACGCCTTCACCTCAGAGGCTCCGTTCGCGCGGCCGATCGCCTGGATGGCGTTCGAGAGGTCGCCGGCTGTCACGATCGGGTAGCGGCCGTCGATGATCTCGCCCTTCGCGTTGCGGACCGGAATCGCCTGCCCCTTCTTCGCCAATGCGACGCGCTCCGCGGTACTGAAGTCGCGGCGCAGCTCCACATCGTCGGCAGCCAGAAGCCCCCGACTCTCGTCAGGCTCGATGAGCGTCATCTGTACCTCTCTCTAGTCGGAAGGTTCGGCGTTGAACGCGGCCGGGATCGGGTTCGCTCCGCCGCCGACCGGCGTGATCTGCGGCGTCGCACCGAGCCCGTCCGGATGGGGCGGAAGGCCGATCTGTGCACGCCCCTCGTCAGGTGCCAGCGTGCCGTCCTGGATCCGGAGGTGCATGATGTTCGCCTCGGTGACGAGGTCGCCACGAACGAACTGGTCAGTGTCAAACCACGGGTAGGTCTGCGAGTAGGGCGGGAACACCTGTGGGTCGGCGGCGACAGCCTTCTCGATCCGCTTCAACTCGGGGCCGAGGCCGAACCGCAGCCACGTCGCCAAGTCCTGCTCGAGGTTCGGAACGCCGCGCGTCTGCACCGGCACGCCCAGCAGGTCGGCCGGCACGCCCATGATCATCGCCGCGTCGCGAGCGGTCAGGCCAGCCATGTCTACATACGCGGCGTCGACGGCGGTCATCCCGATCGGCGTCACCGTCGCGCCGCCGCCGAGCACGAGCGTCGTGTCGCCCGACGTCCCCTCGTACTGCGCGGCGTACTGGCCGCGCCACTGCTCCGCCTCCGTCGGCGTCACCGCGGGAGGGAATACGACGGCCTGCTGGATCGCGGTGCCGCGATTCCACATCCGGCTCTCGTGCCGCATCCGCCCGAGGCTCGCGCCCAGCGCCTCCTTGAACACCTGCACCGGGCTCGGCGCCTCGAGCGTCCCGCCGTTGCCGTGGCCGCGGATGTGCAGGATCGTCGAATCGTCGACGGTGTACACCTTCCGGCCGTTCCCGACCGGATCGACATACCCGTCGCCGACCGATACGCGCCACTCGTTCACATCGACCGGCGTGACCTGGTCAGGGTGCAGCGCATACCAGTCGACCATCCGGCCCAGCGCCGGGTCGACGTTCTTCCAGATGTAGGCATTCCCGCGGTAGGCGAGCGACTCTTCGACGGCGTCCCAGAACACGGGCGTCGTCTGGTACTCGTTCTGGCGCGGCTGCGAGAACAGCTGCGCCTGCCACACACCGGGCGCCTCGGCGCGGTCGACGCCGTAGCCGCGGAAACACTTTAGGTCGAGCGTCGCGACCGCCTCGGCGCGCAGCCTGGCGGCGCGGTAGATCGCGGGGATCGCCTGCGCGTTCTGCGTCGCGTCACCCCACGACTGGCTGCGCAGCCCCGTGTACCCCCACCGCGTCATGTCGGTGAGCGCGAAGCTGCGATGCTCGATCTCGGCCGTCGTGGTGCGCAGGATCACTTCGCCCTCCGCAGCCGGCGCCACCACGGCCGATCCATCTTCACAATCTCCAACCGCTGCCCGGCCAGCGCGCACACGACCACGATGAACACCCCTGTGATCACGCTGTCCAGGACATTCCCGAGCACATTCCCGAGCGCACCAGTCATCTGAGCACCTCGTAAAAGGCGACGTTCTCGCGGGGGATCCGCAACTCACGCGCGTCACGCAGCCGCTCCGGCTTCGCGCCGGCAGCGAACAACAGGTCGGGCACCGCGACCCGATACTCGCGGGCAAGGCGCCGCTCCAACCACCATCCGAGCAGCAGCCCCTCGACGCTGGGATGGTTCACGTGCGGATTCGGGTCGACGAGATGCAGCCGCACCCGTCGCCGCCGGCGCACTACCACACCGCCACCCACGGCTCGACCTTCACAGGCTGGCTCGACGCGACCGCGTTCACCATCGCCGCTGCCACAAGTCCATCGATCACGCGCACCTCCTGCAAATCGCTACCCGTCCGCCCGCCGCGACTCGACGATGGCCGGTCGAACCTGGTGTCACCGCCCGGGAGCATCCGAGCGACCGCGTTCAAGACATGCCGCTTCAACGCCGCATCCCCGGTATGCCTGAGCCACCCGTTGCGCAGCGCCTCCATGAACTTGTCGTAGTCCATCACCGCGTCCGCGTTCTTCGTGCCGCGGTCGACCACCTCGGCGCCCAACTCCGCCTCGATCCACGCCGCGAGTTGCTCGCCCTTCGTCATGTCCATCACCACGGTGTGGATCGGGTTCACCGAGTGCAGATCCTCTAGCGCGATCTCGATCAGGTGCGGGTCGGTCGACGTGCCATCACGCGGCGGCGTCACGATCGACGCCGAGCCGATCAGGCGACGCTCAAAGTGGGACATCCAGAACGGCACGATCGCCGTCGTGTCCCACTTCCACCCGATATCCAACCCCGCCCATACCGGCTCGCCCGGCGGTATCCGTTCTGCCGTCTCGGCCTTCTCCCACTCCACCTCGGTGATCGCCGCGTTCCCCGCCCGCGTCGCCAGGTTGCACACGAACCGGCGCCAATGCGGAAGAGTCATCGTCGGCGACGACCGCTTATCCCGCAGCCCCACCACCGTCACACCGCTGAACGGGTTCGCCCGCTTCACCGTCGCCATGTCCTCGACGTTGCCGGTCTCAGGCACCGCCCACTCATGCAACACCAGCTGGCTCGACTCGGCCCGCAGATACGCGCCACCACGACTCCGCTTCACCCGCGTCGCCGACTGGCGAATCAACTCGCGCGTCACCTCGAACTCGCTCCCCGGCTCGCCCGCCGTCGAGATCGCCGCCAACTGGCCGCCACGCTTCCCCAACTTCCCCCGCCACGTCCGATACAGCCGCAGATCCCTATGCCGATGCAACTCGTCCAACAGGCACAGCGTCGGGATCACCCCGTCGCCCGTCCGGTCATCCGCCGCGAACACTTGGATCCGCGACATCATCGAATCGCACCGGATCCGCCGATACCCCTCCTGGCAGCGGAACACCTCACGCAGCCGCGGCGTCCGCAACACGAACCCCTCCGCCTGCCGATAGATCCACTCCGCCTGCTCACGAGCAGACGCGCCCACAGGCACCATCGCCGACTCGCGGTACTCACAGTGGTACAACGCCACACCACCGAGCAGCGTCGTCTTCGTGTTCCCTTCCGGAACCACCAGCCATGCCTCCGCGTAACCCTTGAACAGGTCGCGGACGAACCACTCCTGGAAATCCTCAAGCACCCACGGCTCGCCCGTGTCCAACACACATTCCCGCGCCCACGCCCGAAAGTGCGGCAACGAGAACGGACGCGCCATCACCCACCCCAACTCGGCCGAACCGAGCTCGACATCACCGAACCCGGCTCAACCCGATTTTTTTCGCGGTGAGTTACCCAGGGGTTTAGGGCGGGGGGCGCGGTTATGGGCTCCCCCCCCTGGGTGCCGCGCCTGCCGCCGTCTGACCGTCCGCTGCAGGATGCGCATAGGGCGCGGCAGGTGTCGGGGTCGTATGGGTCGGCGCATTGCAGCGCGGGGGTGGGGTGGTGGTCTGCGGTGGTTGCTGGGTTGCCGCAGAGTTGGCAGGTGTAGTCGTCGCGCTCGAGCACGAGGCGGCGGGTGGTGCGCCAGCGTGGGTCGCGGTAGATCAGGTTGACGGGGCGTTGGGCGTGTGCTTGTTGGTGTGCTGCTGCGTGTTGGGGGCAGCGGCGTATGGTGGCGGCGATGATGCGGCCGCATCCGGGGTGGGCGCAGATGCGACTGGTCATGTGGCCTGGCCCTCCGTGAAGCCTGCACGGAGCGTTTGGGCAGTGGGCGCTGCCGCCAGGCCGGCCGTGGGGTCGTGGTGTGGGGCGTGTGTGCGGCGCTTGGTGGCGCAGTTCGCCCGCTGCAGGAAACGGTAGCAGATCTGGTCGGACGGACATGGTTTTGGCTTATTCATGCGGTTCTTTTTTCCCCCCGGGGTTGCGCACGGGTGGGCATTTCGGTGGCTCCGTCGTCGGGGTCGTGGTCGCCGTCGACGAGGTGGCGGAGGCGGCGGCGTAGGTATTCGGCTTGGCGGCGTTGGAACTCTTTTTGGCGGCGGAGGTCGTTGTAGGCGCGGGCGTCGTAGCTGGGTGGTCGTGATTCGGGGATGCCGTTGACGCCGGCGGAGATGCGGCGGATGGCGTTGGGTGCGAGTTCGGCGTGGTCGCGGAGTGCTTTGGCGTAGGCGGGTTCGATCCAGCCGGTGATGGCTCGGAGGTCTTCGAGTTGTTGGAGAGCTTCGTCTCGTTCGGCTCTGGCGGTGTCTCGTTGGCGGCGGAAGTCGGGCATTTAGAAGGGGATGTCGTCGTTGGGGAGGATGTAGGGGTCGGGTTCTGGGGGGCTTACGGGCGTTTCGGACGTTACGGACGGCGGTGTGTCTATCTGAGGGCTGTTTTCGGGGTCGTCTCTGTGTATGTCCGTATGTGTCGTAACTCCCGTAAGGGGGGGAATACGTGTATAGGACTCAGACGCGTCTCGACTTTCGGACGTTGGTACGGACGCTGGATCTGGCTTATGGCCGTTCGGATTTCGGGTCTCGTGGATGGTTGGGGAACGTCCGTTAGTCGCCGTTTCTGGCTCTGGTGGACGGTCGTAAGCGTCCGTATCTCTGGTCACGGCGATGACCTGGCGGGGTCGGCCGCTGGTCTGCTCGAGCTCGACGGCCAGCGTCCCGTCCTCATGCAGGTCGCGGATGATGCTCCATCTTCGGTGCGCCGAGATCTGCTTGAAGGTGCAGTTGTGCAGAAGTTCCTTGCGTGGCACCTTGCCGCGTGTCGCGAGGTATGCGACGACGTGGCCGCGGTATTCATCTTCCGGGTTCTGGCCGCCGCCGCGCGCGAGTTCGACGACTTCCTGGAAACTGGTGTCGATGACGCTCTGCGCCCACTGCGCATGTTCGAGCGTGACGATGGGCGTGCCGGTGGCGAGTTTCGAGGTCGGCATGTCGCTGACGGCGGCGCAGACGGCGAGCTTTACCTGTGTCGTTTGGAGTCGCGCGAACGCTTCTACGGCGGCGCGGGTGGCGTCTGTCGGGTCTCGGTCGGCTTCGCGGTCGAGACGGCGTGTCGTTTCGATGTACCACCGCTTGCGTTCCTCGAGCGCGGCCGGCGTGAAGAGCGAGAATGCGTCGCCGAACGGTTCGCGGCGCTCGCTGAGCATTCGTACCCATTGGACGATCGACTGTTTCGCTTCGACCTGGGCGGGCGTCCATGCGGGCGGCTGGCTGAGGAGGCGGGCGCGGCCGTTGTGGGGGATGAGCATGAACCGGCCGAGGAACCCGTCGCGGAGCAGGCCGGTGTCGACTCGTTGTTCGAGCTCGACTCGCGTCATGGTGCCGACGATCGCGACGGCGCACCTGGCCGACGGGAACTTCTTGGCGCCCGTCTTGATGCCGCCGTGCCGGCCGTTGGCGAGGCTCATCATGGTGGTGCGCGTGCGGCCGTGCCAGTCTCCGCCTTTCCGGGCGACGCCTGGGTCGCCGAGGATGCCGCCCATCTCGTCCCAGTTGAGGACGTGGCCGGGCGGCGGTGTGGATTCCCAACGCTCGGCCTCTTCCTTGTCTTTAGGGGCGACGAGTTCGAGCAGGCCGACGTCGCTGGTGTGGCCGAGCATGTGCGCGAACAGGCCGCGATGCTCTGGGGGGATGTCTCCGGTGGCCTCGTGGACGATCGCGCGGCCGCCGTTCATCGTCGTTGTCTTGCGGCCCATCGCGCTGCCGCCTTCCAGGATCGAGCTGATGGTGCACGGCTCAGACGAGGTGCCCCATCGGATCGGTGCTTTCCAGCCGACGCCTGCGCTGACGATCGCGATGCCCGTCGCGAGTTGCGCTTCGGCGGGCGCCTCGGTCATCGGCTCGAACGTGTCGACCCAAGCGCGTAGGAGCCCGCTCGGGGGGAGTTGGACGCTGGTCACGACGCCTTCCACCGCTGGTATGCCGCTTCGGCGCTCGTGGATTCGTAGGCGTGGTCGAGCGCGGCGAGGTCACCGGCGAGGTCTTCGAGGAGGGCGAGCGCGTCGTGGATGTCGAGGCATTGGACGGCTTCGATGGCGGCTGTTAGGCGGCTGCGGAGGGCTTGGGGCCACGGCCGGTGTTCGGTCGCGGCCAAACCCCCGCTTGAGAGGTGGTTGAGCAGCGCGTCACTCATCGGGCATCGGCCCTTCCCCGGTTACGATCCATCGCAGCTTGGGTCGAGGTCGCTCATCGGTCGGCGTCCTTCAGGATCGCGACGACGGATTCCTCGACGCGGTGTAGGTCGGTGATAAGCGCGTTCAGCTTGCGGCGGTAGCGCGGCGAGTCCTCGGCCTTGTCGAGCATCTGTTCGAGGGTGCGGAGGCTGCGCCTGGTGAGCGAGTACACCTCTGCGATGTCGGCGCCGCTGGCCTTGATGGCGGCGGCTTCGCGCTCGCGTTGCAGAGCTCGGCGAGCGGCGACGCGCTCGCGGTAAGCAGCCTTGTGGCGAGCCTTGGCCCGTCGGGCTGCTTCCGGGTTTACCCAGTAGGCGACGCTCGTCTGTGTCGTCCCCAGGATCCGCGCGGCTTCTCGCTGACTGGCGCCGGCGGCGACGAGACGGCGCGCTTCATCCTTCATCTCTGCGGGGCGCCGCTCTGTCCCCACGAACTCGCGCACTGGCGGAAGGCCGCGGAGATATGAGAACGCTCGGGTCAAGGAGGGCTGATGCGTGTACCCGCGGCTGTCCGTGAACGGCTCGAATACCTCGGGGGGGAGAGTGTCGCGCAGTAAGGCGAACCGTTCGAACTGGTACGACCAGCCGATGGTGTGGCCGAGGTTTTCTTTCAACCACCTGCGCCATGACTCCTCGGCTGCGAGTTGGGCGTGCGCTTCGCAAAGGATCTCGCCGAGCCGGAACCCGTGGTCGAGGGTCGATACGGCTGCCGTGTGGAGCGCGGCATATTCGGACCGCGCAGCGTCGGCGAGTTCGTCGAGGGTGCGCGTGTGGACGAGTTCAACGATGCTCATCGTCTTCGGGCTCCTCTGTCCAGTGGGTGGGTGGTTGGGCTTTGAGCCATTCGCGGAACGCGGTCGTCGCATCGTGGTGGCTACCCTCGAGGTCTAGTTGAAGCTGAGTGTCAGGCAGCGGCATGGCGTGTTTTTTGGGCGTGTTTGCGGCAGCGGGCGCAATGGGTGCGGTATCCGTCGCCGCGGCCGTTGCGTTCGGCGAGGCCGCCGCATGGACAGGTGGGGCGTTGGAGGAGATGGATCTGGTCACGAGCCGTCACGCCGCCTTCTCCTGGGGGACGCGGAGTTGGTGGTCACACCAAGGACAAGCGCAGCGACGCGCGGTGCTGGCGGGGCGGACTTCGGCGAGGACGTGGCAGCGACAGGCGGGGCAGTAGACCTGGACGATGATGCCGGTCACGCGGCTCGCTTTCGTGCCCACCATCGGCGGAGGCTGCCTGGCGGCCCTTTGGCTTCGGGTGTGCCAGGCGTCGCTGTCCAGTAGTGGCCCCACCCGGCGTAGTAGACGTGTGGGATGCGACTCGGCGGGGGGAGCGGTGGTGGTGGTCGGTTGGGGAGCGTCATGTGGTCTCCTCGGTTTCGATCGGGCCGCCGACGCCGCGGCTGTGGTACTCGGCGGCTCTGATCGCCGCCTCGGCCCGTTCCGCCGCGGAGTCCTTCTCGGCGCGGGTGTGGTAGAGGACGCCGAGTGCGACCTCTTCGCCGCTGCCGGCGGCGACGTACCCGTCGGTCGACTCGCCGACCTGGAAGTCGCTGTCGACGATGAATACGCGGTCGCGGATCCCGAGCACGAACCGGCCGCCCTCTTCGACGCTGTTCTCGACCTTCGTGAACCCGTGTTCCTTGAGCCGCGTGCGCACCTCGGGGATCAGGTACTTGACGGCGTACTCAAAGGCGTCGATCCACTCGCCTTCCGCGTCGCGCAGGCTCGGCGCGGTGACGTGGTAGCGGATGATCTGCCCCATCCGGTAACTGCTGGTGAAGCCGACGGCGACGTGGTCGCCGAGCTTGAACACCTTCCGGTCTGTGCGCCGCGTCTGGGTGTACCAGTTCGACGCGAGGCTGTCTCCAGCGATGAGGGTGCCGGTCTTGGTGGCGATCCCGACGATGCAGGTCATTCGGCGCCTCCTGCGGCCATTTCGCGGGGTTGCGTGGCGGCGGCGCAGCGGATGTGGGCGGGTTGGAAGTCGAGCCACGCGGCGCAGCTGTACGAGTCGCTCTTGGTGCGCCGGATCGGCTTCTGGCAAACCGGGCAAATGGTCTTGCTAGACAGATGGAAGCCCTTGTCGCCCATCAGGGGCGCCACTTCTTCCCAGACACGATTTTGCTCACATGCGCCGGGTGGACTCCGTACTCTCTGGCGAGCGCGCTCTGGCTTTCCCCGGCGGCATGACGCCGCCGGATATTGATCGCGTCGTCCATCGCCAGCTTGGTGCCTGCACCGCGTCGAGTGTTCTCGGCGGGGGTTACGGGCTCGAGATGGTCTGGATTCACGCATGACCTGTTGCGGCAGAGATGGTCGATCTGCAACCCATCCGGGATGGGAGCGACCAGGTGCTCATAGACAAGGCGGTGGGCGTTGGCCCCGCCGCGGCGCTGCCAGTTGACCTCGGCGTAGCCTTCTGGCTTGCAGGCACCCGTCCAGATCCAACAGGGCGTGTGGTAGCCGCGGTCTTCGACCACATACCGGGTGAGAACCTCGGGCAGGACGGTCATGGCCTGATCCCCCCGGCTGCTCGCTGGCGATGCCGGTCAGCAGCACCGGACTCTTCGCAGGCTGGGCAATATGCGCCGGACTTCGCCGATATCGGCCGGTAGCACGATCCGCAACTTGGATAGCTTCGGGGCGCGCCGAATCCGCTTCGGCGTCGCCGGCCGACGCCTTTGGGCGCCTGGAGGTACCACCCGTCGGCCTCGGCCGCGGCGAAGCGTCTCTCCTCAACGCGGTTGCTGGTCTGGCGGTTCACCGCTGCACCGTCCGAGTCGCCTCCAGCGCCTTCTCGGCGATGTGCAGGCCGAACATCATGTGGTCGTCAAGGTCGCCCTGGCGGCGGAAGAGGTCGAGCCAGAGCTTGATCGCATCGCCGCGCATCTCCCAACCCTCGTCGTACTCCGGCATCGGCGGCTTCGCGGGTTTGCGCTGCCAGACGCCGGCGCAGTCATGCGAGCCATGCCACTCCGTGGCGCAGTAGGGACAGGTCGGCATGGTCACGATCCTCCTTGTGGTGTGAGCGGCGCCACCCGCGCACGCCGCATCGGGCCGAGCCCGGTGTTGATGACGTGGTGCGCGCCGAGCGGGAAGCGGCGGCCATGCTCCGTGTCGACGTGATGGTCGAACAACTGCCATGCGTCGTAGAGGGTGGCGGCGTGGATGTGCAGGCCACAAGCGGCGCAGGTGACGTGGCGGCTGGTCACGCGCTTCGGCCGTCCATGATGCGTAGGAGGCGCCGCCTGATGTCGCGGGAAGTGCGTGTCGTGTCGACCTGTTCGGCGGTGACGGCGGCGCCGCATAGCTGGCAGATCCACAGGAGCGGCATCCAGCGGATCCGGAAGGCGTGCGTGCAGTTCGGCGCCGGCTCTTGCATCCGTTGGAGCGCGCGGCGGTGACGGCCGTCGAGGTGGGCTTGGCGGACGTCGGGCCGGTCGCGGTGTCTGCTGTCGCGTTCGTGGACGACTCCGTAGACGGTCACACTGGCCGCCGTGGTCTCATCGTGGGTTTATGGGAGCCACAGAAGCTCCAACCGCGGCGATCAGGCCCTCTCCAGCGTCGAGCCTCGACCCCCGAAATAGGCGGCAAAACCCGGTAATCCCCGCTAGGTCTCGATTCTGGGTTGGCGAGTTCGAATCTCGGCGCCCCGATGGAGAAAAGGCGGTTTCCGGGGATCATGGTGGTATCATGGGATAACCATCCACTGTGATCCCCGGAGGCCACATGATCAGCGACACCCTC